CTTGGCTGCTTCGTTAAGTGCTCTTTCATTTTTACCTTTATTTAAAAAATGCCAAGACAAAGTATTGAGTGTGTATGAAAATCTATTTTCGTCTAGGAGTGAACAGGCAATCATTGTGTCCACCACTAAACCATTGATTTTTAAGCCTAATTTGCGTATCCAACATACGTCGTACATAGCGTTATGAAATATTTTTGTGGCTGAACAATTTAAAATATCTTTAAACCATTCTAATGTTTTATCTCGATCAGAATTAGGTCCAGTGTCATGAGCAATAGGAAAATACCATGATCCGTTTTCAACGGCCACAGCAATTCCAACAACTTCTCCACGTCCTACAACTGCACCTGATCCTAATGATTTTAAATCTGTATCTCTTGTTTCAAGGTCAATTGCTATTTCATCATGATCTCTTAAGTCCGGGTACTCGGTGTGCATTACCCATTCCGTTTGAGCTTGCATGTAACTTGGTAGCTTCATATTTTTTCCTTCCGTTTACTTGTCGCTCATCAGTATATTGTTTTGCTTGTTTTAAACACTCATCAGCTTGTTTTATAAACCCATTGTTTTTTAACCATTCAGCATGAATAGTTAATATATTATTTCCGTTCTCCATAATCTCTTTCAATAATCATTTCTATAAAATGTATTGCTTTTAATAAATCTTGTTTCTTACCTTTGTCTCTATGTCTTATAATATATTTTATTGCGCAGCCCTCCGGATATAATAATTCATTTTCTACTACAAACTTACTGGGTTGAATTTTATATTTTTGATAATGTGATCCTCCGTGTTGTTTATCCCACACATCACTCATAGTTTATACTCCTTTATTACTTTTTTAGCTTTTAATTTATATAGATTATTTCTTGCTCTCGAAATGCCCACATACCACACTCTATGCTCTTCGTCTTGTTTGTCAACACTTTGTTTAATTCCTTTTTGAACTTTACTGCTTTGATGTAAAGATAAAATAACATTATCTTCTTCACCACCTTTTGCTGCATGAATTGTAGAAACAAATATTCTAGCTTTACCACTTAATTTTTCTCCTGCTGCTAACATATTTCTAATATATAAAACTTCTTTGTGTGGAGCTGCAGTAAATACATCATACCATTCTTTATCTTTATTCCAAAATTTTGCGTTAGGTATGTAATCTTTAATATCTTCTATCTCTGCTGCTTCTAATTCATCTTCTATTTTCCATTTTGTATAAGCCACTGCAGCGTTGTATATTCCAACTGTAAAACTTTTACCTTTATTACTTTGATAGTACAAATTTTTACGGCGAAGTTCTTCCATAATTGAAAGTAAATTACTTTTAGTCCTAGATAAAATTAACCAATTACCTTCTTGTAAGTTAACTTGACCTAAATTATTTATGTGTTGAGCGGACCCTTGTACAGGTCGTGGTAAATATTTTTTATGTTTCCTGATGCCTGCTATACGACTAATGGGTATTTCAGATTGTTGCTGTACAGCTTTTGATATACGTCTTGAATGTTTTAATACTATCTCTCTCGCAGGTTCAGTTATAAATCTTTCTACATCCGCTCCAGCCCAAGCATAAATAGCTTGGTCATCATCGCCAGCTAAATACAAATGTTCAGTTTTAGTTTTTAATATATCAACTAACTTCCATTGTAGCGGAGATAGGTCTTGTGCCTCATCAATAAATATAGCTTTTAGTTTTGGTATCTTATCTTCTTTTTCAATTAACGTTTTAATCAAATCGTTAAAATCCATAAGTTCATTTATCTTTTTATAATCTTTTAAATATCTAGAAATATTTTTTAATGGTCCCCACTCAATAATTTTCCTGTCATGTTCATTTCTATTATATAATTCTTTTATATCTATATCCAGGTTGATAGCTTTACCTATCATTTGAAAGTATGGATTGTTACAAGTAAGATAGTGAGTTTGTTCTTCATTGTATTTATCAGAAAAATTTACACGTATACCTAATTTTTTTCCTATCTCTTCGTAATTGTATGGTTGCATAATTTGTTCTTCGTTCATACCCAGGAGATGAAAACAAAACGCATGGATAGTTTGGAAGTATGGAACTGTTTTTTCCGATACTCCCACCCTATCACGCGCTACCCCAGAGGCTTTTTTAGTAAAAGCAAAATATCCAATCTGGTGATATGGAGTACCAGTTCGAACATATGCTCTTACCCTTTGAAGTAATCTGTAGGTCTTACCTGTTCCAGGTGGACCGAATATTTTAGTCAGCTTTGCCATTTGCTTTTTGAAAAGTATCTACTAATTTTCCTTTGTAACCCATGGTTCCATAGTGAGTTGTTTCTCCATCAACAACAGCATGAAATTGAAACCCGGCCTCTTTTACTAGATCACAAAACTTAACATCTTCACCTATCCAAATACCATCTTTAAATTCTGTTTCCCAAAAATTGTAAAGATATTTAGCTGCATCCTCTGATATAGCACTGTAGTTTTTAATTTTTAACTCAGGGTGTTTGGCTATTAATTGCTCGTATACTTTTCTGTGAATCATCGTAAGACCAGCTGGTCCTCGTTTAATTTTACAAATACCTTTATTGTCTATGTTTATGTTTTGATAATTTTCAAAGCTTACAGAATACTTTACAGAGTTATCTTGTGTTTTCTTTCTGTATGGACAACAGATAAAATCTTTTTCGGCTATTATCATTCTGCCAACTACCTCAGGTTCAAATGCTACGTCTGCATCAACGAACAATTGATAATCAAAACCTGATTGTAAAAACAATGCTGTCAATACATTTCTACCATACCCAATGTAAGGACACTTAAATGTGTTTATAGTTGTTTTTATTTTTGCTTGTGTAAATTTATCAAATAATTTAATTAATGATAAACAAGTATCTACGTGCATTTGATCATACGCAGGTAGTGATACACATATACTTGGTACTTTTTTCGTCATACTATCTCCTTTTTATCTTCTATTTCTACTTTTTCGTCTGGTGTTTCTTCTCTTTCTAATCCTTCTATTGGTAGTTTTAATACTCTAAGTTGTGGAAAAGATTCTTTGTTGTCGCCTTTGGGAAATCTTTTCTTACAGTCAAAGTCTCCCTTGAAGTGTTGGCGAATCAAGTGAGCTGTTCTATCTCTCTTCTGAGTCCAGTCACCTCGTTTAAGTTCTTCATAAAATTTTTGAAATATAAAATAGTAATGCTCATCTTCTATTAATACTGATCCACTTTCAAATGCAGTGTTAGTAGTTGCCTCTGGTCCATTTACATATTCTATCAAAGCTTCTTTTAAAATTTCTATAGGGTTAGTTCCTATAGGTGGTGGCATATCTTTTTTGGTGGCCCACAATCCTTCAAGAATTTTTTGAAACTCATTCTGTTTTATTATTGGTGGAAAAATACTTGTGCTATCTGCAACTAACTTACGCATTTGTTTTACTTCATCCATACGACTTATGTTTTTTGCATGCACCTGCACCACGTCGTTGTTACCTAATTCTACATCAAAAAAATATTCAGGTTCAGGTCTGTAAGTTATTTTAATTAAGTTAGAAAGTTGAGGCCAGTGTGTATCTCTGTTACTTCCTATACCAAATTTTCTTTTAATACACACACCCTTTGCACAATATGCAGAGATAGGTAAGTCATAACAAGTATGACCTGCTGTATCTTTTTTCCAAAATTTTATTTTATCTTTTACTTTTTCATCTCCCCATATCTCATCATACTGTATAAAATCTCTTGCTGCCTGTAATACTTTCTTGTCCCAAGACTCTGGATATTTCTTTTTAGCAAACACCATGTAATTAAATAAAAATCTATCTCTTTCATCTTTTAGTTTGGTGCCTGATTCCTGTATCTGTTTGCAGATAACCTGGAGGCATGGTGGTCCATCTTTCAAATCATCTGGTCCACCAATAAGTTCATCATTTACTTTTTTATTTATTAAATCTTTTAATGATTCTTTTGTTTGTAAGTTTGCTTCAACAACATTCAAAAAATCTTTGTATTCAATCGGAGAACCATCAGGTGTAAGAGCTCTACGTTCTGTTGTCTTGAAGTATGGTAAGTTTATAAAACTACCTACAGTCTTCTCTCCATTTTGATTCTTACCTAGTTTAGTTTGTTTAGGATATATTTCTGTCTTGGAGGACAGCCCAAACAGAAACAATAAATTTTGTAATACTTCTCTTATTAATGTTGCAGGTACTTTTTCTTTTGTAAATATATAAACGTGAAGCCCACCACTCTTTGATTTAATTGGTATGACCGGTAGGTCTTTGTCTTGTATGACTTTTAAAAATTTACCTATGTTGTAATCAGAATAATCTTTTGGGTCTACATCTATTGCACCAAATGAACATGTGCCTTCATCATCACAAGGTTGTAGTCCTATTGATACTTTGCCATCTAAATGTTTTTGATAATCTTCGTCTGTTATTTCTCTGTGAGCCCAGCCATAATCTCCTGGGTCAATCTTTAGTTTACCTGAGTTCTCATCTATGTAGCCATTCTCTACATTACAAAAACCAAAGTCGCGTGTTAATCCTGTAAAATACTTTTTAAATTCTTCCATATCTTTATTAAGGGCGGTTCCACTCTCGCTTCCCCGCCCCTCTCGCAAGTGTTACTCACCGGTAACTCGGTTATACTATGTCTCCAGTATTTTTAGGCGCATCATATTTTGGTTTTGCTGCACCTTTAGATACAGTTTTTTGAAGTTGTTGTGCAACTTCATACAACGATGCATCGTCTTTATTACTGACATCAAGATTTCTTACTCTTGATGGTTTGTAGACATGCCAGCTTTTACTGCCCGCAGTTCTGCCAACAGTTTTTAAATTATAAACTGCTGCAAAAGATGCAGGGTTGAAAGAACCTTTATCATCTGAGAATCTAAGATTCTTGATCATATTGTTAAGTTCTCTTGCTGGAGAAAGATTTGACGATCTCATCGGAATGACCGCTGGTTTTACTTCACCATCTGTTATTGCTAACACATAGAAGTAAGCTGTCTTCTCAACATAGTTACCATTTGGTAATCTATATCGACCATTCTTTTCTTCTTTAGCATCAGCTGGAATATCGATGTGAGTTCCAACAGGAGCAGAAGCACTATCGCCTCTCTCTTGCCATTCAGGATATCTAGTCTGTGCGTGAGCTATCACCACATCTAGACCCTTATTGCTCTCAATGAGAGATCCAAAACCTGATGAATATATCATCCCTGGTTTTGCACCCGCTACGTGTTTAGCGTCTCTCTCATTACATTCTGGAGAAAGTTGATGTAGGATTTTTAAGATCGGAGTTGAAACATCGTCCGACTTAATTTCCTCTGCACCTTTACCAGAGTCTGCTCTGAGATTGATTGTTGCCAATGCACCTGCATTGGTCTTTGTTGCTACTTGACTATCCATATATCCTCCTATTGATTTGTTAGTCTATTGTTTTGGTTTGTTTTTAATTTGCGTTTGATTCTTTTCAAACGTGTTAAATAACTCCGGAGGAATTTTTCCACCACGTGTATGGAAGTCCTCCAAAGTTAATCTTAGAGTTGCAGCATGAACTGAAACTTTTTGTTCCGGTTCATAACCTTGTCCTCTTGCAAGGGTAGCATAAGCCATAGCCTTGTTATCTTCAGCTTTGCCGAACCGAACTGTGATTTCGTTTTTCACAATATCGCCTAGGCCAGCAGTACGAAGCCAGTCATACGCTTCATCTTTTTTATCAGCTTTGATTGAAGCGAAATATTTATTGCCAACAGATATTTCAGATCCATCTGCTAGCTTCATAGATTTTAAATTTAATTCTGCCATCAGGTCAGGAATTACAACGCCGCTTATATAATTTTCATTATTTTTTAATTCTTTTATTTCATTCTCTTTGTTAAGAATTTCTTGCTGAACAGCTTGTAGTTTAGAAATCTCTTCCGAGATTTTTGTTGGGTTTACTTGTGACACCTGAGAAGGTGCATCTTGTCTGAGATTAATGTCTTTCATGTTTACTCCTTATTGTTTTATTAATCTAATCTTAGTTTACTAAAAACAATATAGAGATAAATTTTTAGATGTCAACTTATTTGTGATGAATATTTATTTCTATTGGATAATAAGTTTTTTCTTGACGGTCCCACTTTAATAATTTGTATCTACCATTAGTTGTGTCTGACACAATTGAACATACTACACCTATGATTGCAGGATCTCCTGATAATAAAAGATAGTCATTTGATGTATAGTTTTTTAGAAGCGTTCTAAGTTTGTGAATTAAAGGACCTGGAGATAAAATCATTTGTGAAAATTCTGGAAGCATTGTCACGATCTCGCCATATTTCTGTGCACCTAAAATATTATATTTAGGTTCACCTTTTGCAGTTCCAGGTATTTCCTGAATTAAATATACTTTTGTTGTAGTATGTTTAGGATGATCTTTAAATTGCATATTGACTTTTTCTCTTTCATCCTATATATACATTATTAGAAAGATAAGTAAATGATAAACTATAAATTTAAATCAAAGCCTTACGCACATCAGCTTAAAGCTTTAGAACGTTCTTGGGAGCAAGAAAACTTTGCCTATTTCATGGAGATGGGTACAGGTAAATCTAAAGTATTAATAGATAACTGCGCTATGCTTTACGATAAAGGCAGCATAAATGGGCTACTTTTAATAGCTCCTAAAGGTGTATATAAAAACTGGTACGAGTCTGAAATTCCTAAACACCTGCCAAACCATATTGAAAAGAAAATGGTACTATGGAAAAGTTCTGACAAATCAGGTGAGCAAACAAAAAAATTAAATGTCTTGTTTGAAACTGGTACAGACTTTCACATATTAATCATGAACGTTGAAGCGTTCTCTTACGACTTTGGAAAAGAATTTGCTCGTAGATTTTTGTCATCACACAAAGCGATGATGGCTATAGATGAATCTACAACAATCAAAACTCCTACAGCCAAAAGGACTAGGAATATTGTAGGGCTACGTGAGCATGCTACATACAGAAGAATCTTAACTGGTTCTCCTGTTACTAATTCGCCATTAGATCTTTATGCTCAGTGTGCCTTTCTTGATCCCTGGCTCCTGGATCATAGTTCTTATTATACTTTCAGAGCTAGATATGCAGCTATGAAAACAATTAACCTGGGTGCACGTTCAGTTAATGTGGTTGTAGGATACAGAAATTTAGGTGAGCTATCAGCTAAGATACAACCGTTTTCAGAAAGAGTTTTGAAAGACGATTGTTTAGACTTACCATCTAAAACTTACATGAAACGTATGGTAACCATGACAGGACCACAAGAAAAAGTTTATAAAGAAATGAAAAAGTATGCGTATGCCCAACTAGATGGCAAAGAAGTTACAACATCTACAGTGATGGTACAGTTAATGCGTCTACATCAAATTACCTGCGGTCACTTTACTGCCGACGATGGCACAGTGCAGGAGATTCCATCAAAACGTGTAGATGAACTTATGGATATTTTAGATGAAGTAGAAGGTAAAGCTGTGATCTGGTCCCACTATCAAAAAGATGTACAAAGAATAATTAATGAAATTAAAAAGAAACATGGTGAAGGATCTGTTGTAGACTATTATGGTCTAACTCCTCAAGAAGAAAGGCAAAATAATATAAAGAAGTTTCAAGAGGATGACAAGTGTAGATTTTTTGTAGGAACCACACAAACCGGCGGATATGGTATCACATTGACTGCTGCAAGTACAATGATTTATTTTTCTAATGGTTACGATTTAGAGAAGAGACAACAATCAGAAGCTAGAATAGATCGTATCGGTCAAGAAAAACCAATGACTTATATTGATATCATGACAGAAGAAACGATTGATGAAAAGATTGTAAAAGCTTTGCGTAAAAAAATTAATATTGCAACTGAAATTATGGGTGAAGAATTA